CATTTTTAGGTGTATGCCGTTCACTGTGGAACTTCATTACCCTAGCCAACCTTAACTTACTAGGTATTGGCACAAACTTAAAGTTCTACCTTGAAAACGGTGGCAACTACTACGACATTACACCTCTTAGGTCAGCAGCGGTACTGATCAATCCGTTTAAAACGACTAACCTCTCCACCACTGTTACTGTGACGCACGCGGCTCACGGCGCTTCAAATGGTGACTTTGTTAAATTTAGTAATGCGGCTACGGTGGGTGGATTAGACTTGAATAATGAATATCAGCTTACCTTGGTTGATTCCAATTCATACACCATCACAGCAGCTACGGCAGCAACATCTACGGTAGCGGCTGGCGGTGGTACAACTGTTCAAGCAGTTTATGAGATTAATGTAGGTCTAGCCTACGAAACACCGTTGACTGGCTGGGGCGCTGGCGCTTGGAATGCTGGCACTTGGGGCTATGGCAGCACGTCTACTTCCGCTTTGCGCTTGTGGAGCCAAAACAACTTTGGCGAAGATTTAATTCTTGGTTATCGTGGTGGCCCAATCTATTATTGGGATGCCAACTTTGGAGTGGCTCCAGCGGCGTTTACAGTAACAATTGCCAGCCCTGCGGTAGTGACTTCTACTGTTACTTTGTTAGATAACACCCCAGTTATTTTGACCAATACTGGCTACCCATCCGCCTTACCTACAGGCTTGACTGTGGGAACTACGTACTATGTTAAAGGCACTGGAGGCACAACATTTAATTTGTCTTTGACCCCCGGTGGCGCGGCTATTAATACCTCTGGATCACAGTCTGGCACGCATTACATCATGCCCAATGCCATTCCTGTAACTTCTATGTCGGGCGCTTCTGATGTACCAATTATTCAAAACTTTTTGTATGTGTCTGATGTAAGCCGGTTTGTGTTTGCTATGGGCTGTAATGACTACGGTTCTACCACCCAAGACCCGATGTTGATCCGCTGGTCAGACCAAGAATCCGTAGTTAACTGGACTCCATCTGCTACCAACCAAGCCGGTAGTGTCAGGCTATCTCACGGCTCAAGTATTATTACAGCTATCCAGACCCGTCAAGAGATTGTGGTTTGGACTGATTCTGCTTTTTATTCCCTCCAATACATTGGTGCTCCAGTAGTTTGGTCTAGCCAATTGCTGGGCGACAACATCTCCATTCTTAGCCAAAACGCAGTAGCGCAAGCATCCGGTATTATTTACTGGATGGGTGTAGATAAGTTCTATAGCTACGATGGCCGTGTCAACACGTTAAACTGCGACCTGCGTAAATTCATTTACCAAGACATTAATTTACAACAAGCCCAACAAGTATTTGCAAGCACTAATGAAGGTTTCAATGAAGTCTGGTTCTTCTATTGTTCCGCTAATAGTTCAACAATTGATCGTTATGTGGTTTATAACTACGTAGAAAACAACCCGGCGGGTGGCAAAGGCATCTGGTACTACGGCACGATGGCACGAACAGCATGGCTTGATTCTGGTCTAAGGGATTACCCTATATCCGCTAACGTGTTAGATGTAGCTACTGCCACTAGCAATATTTTGAATCAAGAATATGGGTTAGATAACAACGAGACTGGCACGCCGACGGGTATTAGTGCTTACATTTCTTCGTGTGAATTTGACATTGATGACGGTGATAAATTTGGCTTTGTCTGGAGAATGTTGCCTGACTTAACGTTTTCTGGATCAGATGCATCTCCCACACCAGAAGTTACTTATACGTTGTACCCTATGCAGAATTCTGGTTCTGGTACTGGCACAGCTGTAACAGGTAACGTAGACAAATTAACGGGCGCTTCTTATACGGTAACTGAGGGCTTCACAGGACAGATCAATACTCGCGTCCGTGGTCGTCAGCTTATTTTAAAAATTAGCTCCAGCAACTTGGGGACAGCTTGGCAGTTGGGTTCAACTCGTATTGACATTAGACCGGACGGCAGACGATGAGCTACATCATTACGTCTGATTTTGAACTAAATAAGGTTGCCGCGCCTAACTTACCGCTGGCCCCTAAAGAATATGATGCTCAATACATTGACCAGCTAAACAATGTGTTTCGTCTGTACTTCAACAGACTTGACGCATTAACGGGTCAGTTAACAGCCAAAAGTATTATTGCGCCACTTACAAACTACACTGTGGCTACACTACCAAGCGCAGTAACTTCAGGTAAAGGCGCAAGGTCTTTTGTAACAGATGCTTTAGCTCCTACATTTGGGGCGACCGTTGTGACTGGCGGGGCTATTGCTGTGCCTGTATATTCTGACGGAACAAATTGGAAAGTCGGATAATGGCTGTATCAGATCAAGACATCCTTGCATATGTCCAAGCAAATATTGGAGATCCCGCCGCCATTGCTGCGGCTGCTCAGCAGTTCAATGTATCTGCGGCAGATTTAGCTCGCGCTACAAATTACAGTGAAGATATTGTTAATAATTATTTTACGCAAGCAAATGTAGTACCTTATTGGGCAAATACTGGAATTGCTTCTATTCCTGTAACTACATCTGCCCCAATAATTACGTCTGCTCCAATAGTTACGTCTGCTCCAATTACTACGTCTGCTCCAATAGTTACGTCAGCTACAGTAGATACATCATCTGGCATATCTGACGCTGAAGCAGATCGATTAGTACGTGCTGGCTATGCAAGTATTGGCCGTACAGGAATTGGTGGTTCAACAAATCAAATTGACCAAGCAGGTTACAACAATTTTGTAAATCTTTTAAAGTCTGGCGCAATCAGTCCAACAGACTATGCCGCCACATTTCAGGGCGCTGTTGATAGATACATTACTGACAATCCTAATGACCCATACACAAAGTACGTACAAGGATATTTAGGATTACCAGCTACAACCCTTGCACCTACAGTAACTGCGCCTCCGGCAACAACTGCGCCTCCGGCAACAACCGCTGCTCCAGTAGTCACATCTGCTCCACTTGATTTAAATAACGGTACGTATTTAACTAGCACTGGAGACATTGTTGACTCTGAAAATAATAAAATTAAGTCAACTGGCTCAACTGCAACTGCTACGTTAACTAATCAGATTCTCAGTCAAAATTTAACATCCCAGTGGTCTGGTCAAGGTTTTGGCTCGGCGCAAGCTAATGCTGCTGACATGGCTGCTATTTTGGCTGGTATTGGTATTACTGACATTAAGCAGTTTGGTTTGGTTACTAAACAAGTACCTAGATATATCTATGATGAAAATGGCGGTAGTTATATAGACGGATATGACACCGTACAAGTTTACGGTAACAAAGTAACAGGTCAAGAAGTACCCAATACGTACAGTGAACGTCAAACAGGAAATGCTTGGGGCGGCACATTTGCTGGTTCTGGTAACACAGGCTATCGCGTGCAATTTGCTGCTGACGGCACGCCTATTTTTTACACTACAAAAGCATCTTCCAACGACCTTGCGAATCTTTTAGCAGACCTCGGCCCAATCGGTCAAATTGGTATTGCACTGGCTACGGGTGGTTTGTCTATACCCCAACAGATTGCTGCTCAATTTGCCATAAAAATGCTGTCTGGCGCTGATCTGGAAAGCGCTATAAAAGGCGCAGCGGCATCTTTTGTTGGTTCCCAAATACCCGGTTTAGATGCAATGAAGGACGCTACTGCGTACCTAAATGGAATTGATCCAACTGGAGTTCTTGCCAAATCATTTACAGGCGCGGCAGTGGGGGCGGGTACTGGAGTTATTACTGGACAAGATTTATTGTCATCAGCCGCAGCGGGCGCTGCAAGTGGTGGTTACTCTGGCGCTGCTGATGCAATCATGGGTAATTTTGATTTGACTGGCCTAACCGCCTCTCAAAGATCTGCTTTAAAAAATACAGTTACAGGTGTAATTTCTGGTAAACCACTTGACCAGACTTTGATGAATTCCATTACTGGACTTGTAAACGCGGAAATTAAAAATGCCACAACAAGTCCTACTACAACTCTTGCGCCATCTGTAACAGTTGCCGCCGTTGACGATGTTAATAATCCTGTGATTGCAACAGATGCTGATGGTAATCCCGTACGTCTAAACGATATCAATACATTGTTTGCAGGAACTTCAGGCGCTACCGATTACGCTGCACAAGCGCAAACACTTCTTGATAGCTATAACACTGCTGGCTTAGCGGCTGTAGCTGCTCCCGCATCTGGCGCAACTGCGGCAACCAATGCTCCGTTGCTTCGTCTTGTGCAAGCTGCGGCGAATGACCCTAATTACGCTACAAAACTTAGCGCTTTAGAAAGTGTATTGGCAAAATCTGGTACTTCAATTGCCCAATTAGTACGTACAGGCATTTCAATTGCGGGTGCAAATCCATTAAACCCGTTAAATTTTTTAACGTATACAGGCAATATAGATGCAAATGAAGATGCGACTCTTAAGCGCTTACGCGACTCTGGGTTAATTACATTAGATGATTTAAAGACCTCTCCTGTAACAACTCTTGCCCCTGTTACAACTAAAGCTGTAGTTGTTACGCTTGCTCCTGCTACAACACAATATGTAGTACAACCCGGCGACTACACAGATACAGGCGAAGTACCCCAAGATTGGCAGAACTTTGAGCCTCCTACAATTGACCCACGCATTACGCAAGCCCCACCAGAAACAACGCTTGCTCCAGAAACTACTGCGCCTCCTGCGACAACACCGGCTCCGGCTACGACTGCGGCTCCTGTAACAACGATTAAACCTTTTACTATTGATGACCCAACTACTTGGCCTGATCCAATAGATGTTCCCGGGTTTGACCCATTGACACCTTCTACATACCCTGCAACAACACCGGCTCCAGCTACAACACAGGCTCCAGCTACAACTCAGGCCCCTTTAGTAACTACTAAACCTTTTACTATTGATGATCCAACTACTTGGCCTGATCCAATAGATGATCCTGCATTTGACCCATTAAAACCTAATACGTATCCAACTACCACACTTGCACCTGCAACGACTTTGGCTCCGGATATAACTTTAGCCCCAGTAACAACGCTTAAACCTGTTATTACTGTTGCGCCTGTAACAACCCTTAAGCCAGCTACAACACAGGCCCCAGCTACAACACAGGCCCCAGCTACAACACAGGCTCCAGCTACAACACAGGCTCCAGCTACAACACAGGCTCCAGCTACAACACAGGCTCCAGCCACAACACAGGCTCCAGCTACAACACAGGCTCCAGCTACAACACAGGCTCCAGCTACAACACAGGCTC